CCGAGGCGGGCGTGATCCGGCCCGCCGGCCTTGCCCACGGGGCCGATGTGCGTCACCACTAGAAATGCGCCACCGCTGCGATGATGCGGGATGAGGTGCGATGACGTGCGATAGGATTGATATCGCGGGGAAAAGGGCGCGGGTGGGGGCGCCTGAAGCGGGCCGGCCAAGTGGGAAGTCGGCGCACCCTGCGGCGTGAGCCGGAAACGCCGTCAAGCCATTGAAATAGCGTGAAAAGCGGTGGATCGAGCAGAAATCGCGCCCGGCTAAGTGGGAAGTGCCCACTTGGGCGCGGCGGCGGGAACGCCAGGTGCCGCGTAAACCCATATTAAACCGCGATTTTCCGGCCGGCCAGACGCCGCGGCGGTGGCGAAAACAGGCCGCTACGGGCGCCCGCAAGTGTGAAGTAGGTCTTCCCACTTCGCCTGCGACTTCACACTACGCCGAAAAACGACGGCAAAACAGCGCGCTACGGGCCGAGCAGCGGCAAAATGCCGGTCCATAGCGCCGATCATGTGGCCCCGGGCAGGTCGGGCACGACCTGTATCTGAACGAACCCCTTGGACGGAAATGTCTCGACCCGGCCATTGGCCAGCAGCACCTCAACCTGGGCGAGATAGCGCCCGGTCGTCGCGGTGTCGCCTGCCTGCCATTTATAGACCACCGCCGCGTGGTCGGCCGGCGGGCCCTCGACGATCATCGCGCGGCCGGGGACGATGGCAGCCCCGTCGACGGTGTCGCGGCGCATCCAGAACAGCACCTGGGCGTCGGTCAGATCGGGCTTCGACCCGTCGCCGCGGGTCAGCGGGCCGATGCGGATGGCGGGCGAGGTGTCGCCCTGGGGGATGCGGAATGCACGGGGCATTAAAACTCCTTTCGAGCGGCCATAAAGGGGCGCTAACGACGGGCCTGCGCCCACGGCGATCGCGTAGACCGGCAGGTTCGAGGGCAGGGTCGGTGCCCGGCCGCCACCGCCCGCAGGCTGTGGCATGAGCTGGCGATCGACAGCAACCGGCCGCGCCGCGCCGCCGCCGCGAGCCGGATCGGGCACCTGCGGCACGACGCGATCGACGGCAGCCGCGGGCGCGGCGGCACCAGCCTGGGCCGCATCGGGTGCGACGGCGCGGGCGATGCCGATGCGGGACGCCGCGCCGCCGCCGCGTGCGGCATCGGGAACTGCGACTTGTCCGGCGGACGCCTGCGCGGCCTGACCGCCACCCCGGGCGGCATCGGGGCTGTAGGTCCGGGCGATGGCGGCGGTGGGTGCCGACGCACCACCGCGGGCGGCGGCAGGAACCGCTTCGCCCTCGGCCGCCACAATGGGGGCTTCAGCGCCCGCGCGTGCGGCATCCGGCGCGACGGCGCCGCCGGTTTCAGGCGGTGGGGCCTGCGCCCCAGCTGTCGCCGCGTCGGGCGTCAGCGCCTTCGCCCAGTCGGCATCCGGCACCGCGCCGCCGGCCGTCACAGCGTCTGTCGCCACCGCTTTCTGCGCCGTAACCTCTGCCGCAACGCCGCCAGCGCCTGCCGGCGTGACAGGGACCTCGATGACGCCGCCGACCGTTTCCGGCGCCGGGAAAGCGTCGTAAAAGCTGTTGAGATCGCGAAGGTTATCGTTTTCGGCCTTGAGCCATTCAGCCGAGCGGGCGACGCTATGCACCGTGACGTGCGAAAAGTCTGCTGGTCGGTTTTGTGCAGTAACCTGCGTTCCGATCTGAAAGGGCGCATTGTTACTTGCAACGCTAGACGGGATGTTATTAGTTGTTGTATTGCGAAGAATGCCGTCCGTGTAAACCGAGGCCCGAGTTTCGGATATGAACGTCCCGGCCAAGTGGTGCCACTGTCCGTCGACTACATCCACTCCGCTAGAAAGACGGTATATTGGGTTATAGGAGGTTCGCGCGGGCTGATAAGTCAAATCGAAGTGCTGGGCGGCCGAGAATATACAGAGATAACCACGGTTTTGCGTGGTATGGTCGTATTTTCCTAGAATATACTGTTCCTGACCTGAAGTGGTCGCACGAAACAGAAAAGACATCGTCCAGTCCGTGTTGACCAGGTCGAGGTCTGGATTATCCCCGTATGTCGAGTAATCTCCGACGTCCGTATGTTGGGTCCCAAGAAGACCGCTCGGCGCTGCAATGTCCCCGGCGGTAATGCCCCCGACATCTGTCCCAGTAATGTTGAACGCTGTGCGGTTTGCGCCGCCCCCAACGGGAGCACAGAAAATCGTGTCATCATCATAGGCCGAATGCTGACCGCCTACTCCGCCAGTTGCGGGTTGTGAAGCACCCGTTTTCCCCCACCACAGATACAGGGTAGTCGTCAGCACCGCCGAGGTCTGAGGCACGCGAAACGCGATCTCGATCTCGCCCGCGGCCTTGTTCCACCGGCGCAGATCGAGACCGACCAGCGTTTCGCCGTCCGGATCGACCGACACGCGCAGGTCGCCGCCCGACGTCAGCGCGCCGTCGGTGGCGTCAAACAGCGCGTCTGTCACCGCCGAAGGCAGCATGGAATCGGTCAGGACGGCGCTAAAATCGGTCAGCGCCGCCTGAGTAGGCCGGATTGGAACGGCCAGCCGCCAGAGCCAGCCGTCGGACAGCAGGCCCATGGCGCGTTACTCGCCGATCCGGGGCGCGGCCGGAACCGTCTCCATCAGGGTTGTGAAGCCTGCCAGCGCGGCATTGAACTTGGCGATTTCAAGCCGCCAGGCATGATCGGCGGGAAAGGCCGACGCCACCAGCGGGTTGTCGAGCAGTGCCTCGGCCCCGGCCACCTTGGCCGCCGTCGCGGCAAGCTGCTGGCCGATGGTGGCGTAGAGCCCGGCCAGCGCCGTCTGCGCCTCGCGCAGGGCTATGAGCGCGTCATTCTCGGTCAGGCGGACCAGTGCCGGGCTGGGGGTTGCGGGATCAGGCATCGTCTTTTCTCCTTTGCAATTCTCGATATGCCATGCCCAGCAGCAGCCAGGCGGCGACTCCTCGAAGCAGCCATTGCATCGAGGGGTAGTCGAAGGCGAGTTCCGGGTTGCCCGCCTGGATTTCGGAAAACAATCCCACCCAGCAGGTGAGGCCGGCCATAATCACCGCGATGTCCTCGAACGTGTCGAAGGCCGGGCCACGCTGGGGCAGCTCGACCACCATGTAGGCGCTGACGATCAGAGCCACCAAGAACGCTTTGTGGGGGAACTCGCCGAAAGCCAGCCACGCTTGTAGGCCGGGCCAAGGAACGGGCGGCAGAGCGAGCCACAGATCGCAGATCACCCAGGCGATTAGGCCGGGGATCACGAAGTGCCCGCAGAAATTGCCGGCCCATATCAGCGGCTGGCCGTGAAAGGCGTCGGCCTGGATCGGGCGAAACCGCATCAGGGCGTCGTGTCTTCGGACACGAAGATGCCGTTCGTCGAAAACCGCACGATCAGGTCCGAACCGTCCGTCGTGGTACTGAGATCGAGCGCGGCGACAGGGAAGCGCCCGGCATCCGATGCGGACTGCTCGTAGAACACGACCGCGGTCGTCAGAGTGTTGTTCGACGCCCCGCCGGCCGAGGCCCAGGTCTGGTCGGGAATATAGAAGGTCTCGGTGTCTGTGGCATCGGAAACCGCGTTCGTGGCGGTCAGGCCGGTCTTGCGGGCATAGTTCGTGAAGTTCGCCTCGGTGTTCTGCGCATCCGCCAGGAGCGCTGCAACCGTGTCATGGTCACGCATGTCAGCTGCGGCGTCCGACGCCCTTAGCAGCAGGACGCCGAATTTGGCGGGGTCGGCGTCGAACCAGGCTCCGATGCGGGTGCGGCTTGTGTTGAACGTGGCTGCGGTCATTGCAAGGTGTCCTTTGTTGAAGGTGCCGGTCGAAGGTGCCGGCGATGGTTGTGCCAAGCCGCGAGCGCGGTCAGCAGGGAAGCGGCGCCGAGAACCCAGGGGGCGTCGAGCCAGACGAGCGCGCCGCCGATGGCAGCGGCCAGCACGCATTTCACGACCACCCATCCGCGCGGGCCGGTGGCCCGCATGATCCAGGCGATGATCGGATTTGCTTCGCGCGCGCCGCGGGACAGCGCGCGGTTCGTGGTGACGATGTCGGCGATCGTGGCGAGCGCGAAGGCGGTGGCGGCCAGGACGATGGGCGTCATGTGGTTTCTCCTTCAGGCCGCTGGCGTTCGGCGTCGCAGGAGGTGCGCAGGCCGCCAGCGTCCAGGCGGTGTTCGACCCGGGTCAGATACCACTGGCCGGTCAGGCCGGGCCGCAGGTCGGGGGTTTCGATCACGCCGCCGGCAAACAGCGCCGGCGCGAAGCCGGCCAGCTGCAGGGTCAGCTGGGCATTGCCGCGCGCCGCGCGGTCGAGGGCGGCCTGGGCGGCGCGGGCGGCTTCGGCCTCGCTGTCATAGGTCGGCCGCAGTTCGAGCTGCGGTTCGCCGTCGCCGGCGACCACGGTGCGGGTCTGCCCGGCCGCGAGGTCCTGCCAGCGCGCCAGGACCGAGGCATAGGTGCCCCGGTCGGGGAAGGTCCAGCGCCAGCTTGACAGCCCCGCCCGCAGGATCGGCGCGGCAGGGATATCGTCGCCCACCGCGTTCTTGCCTTCGCCGCGGCGCAGCGCGGTCAGCGTTCCGGCCACCGGCTTTGCCGTTGCGTCGAGCGGCCGGCAGATGCGGGTAAGGAAGTGCAGATCGCTTTCGGCGCGCTGCGCGAGATAGCTCCAGGCGGTGTCGGCGATGCTGTCGCCCACCACCGGGGTCAGCCCGGCATCGGCGGCGATGGAGTGGACGATGTCGGCCAGTGTCACGTCTTCCCAGGCGCGGCTGCGCGGCGCCCGGATCGTGGCGGCCATGTCGGCGGCGTGGCCGGCGATCCGCACGGTCTGCGCCGGGCCTTCGCCCGATGTCATGTCGACCGTCCAGGAACCCATCGGGATCAGGCCGGTTTCGCGGAAGCCGAGCGCGATATCGAGGCGCGCGCCGTGTTGCGGCAGTTCCAGCCGGCTGTCGCGGTCGTCGACCTCGATATCGACGCGGTCGGCCTTCATCCCCTCTTCGTCGGCGAGGGTGATCGCGAGCAGCCGGTCGCCGATCGTCGCGCCGATATCGGTGCCGTCGGCCTCGATCCGGAAGGCCGGGGTCATGGCGCCGTCCCCCAGAGGCGCAGCGTGCCGCCGGTGGCGGGTTCGGGCAGGTCCGGCAGGACGATCTCGACCCCTGCGGGATAGATCGGCGCCAGGGCGGCGAGGCCCGGATTGGCATCGAGGACCGGGCCGATCTGCGCCTCGGTCCCGTAATGGGCGCGGCAGATCGCGTCGAGCACGTCGCCATCGACGGTGCGGTAACGGGCGGTCATCCCGGCGCTCCGATCAGCCCGCCGATCCCGCCGGCGCGGTCGCCGCCATAGGCGTCGAGCTTCAGCTGGAAGTCGATCCGGCGCGGCGCACCGTCGCGCATGAAGACGTCCTTCTGTTCGATGACGGTGGCGATCACCCAGCGATCCCAGACCCAGCCGAGCCCGTCGACCATCATGAAGGGCTGGCCGAGTTTCGCCGCCTCGCGCATCGCTTCGACCTGCCGCAAACCGCCCTTGAAGTGGGGATAAATCACCCCTTCAAGCGTCAGATGCTCGGCCCCCGGGCCGAGATACTGCCGCGCCGGCTGGCGACCGACCCGGTCGAGCGCCGCCCAGCGCAGCGTGAGTTGCGAGGTGAGCGTCTGATAGGCGGCCCGGTTCACGCCAAAGCGGAACAGGCCGAGCCCCATCATCACCAGGCTAAGGGGCATCTGCATATTCGCCCCCATCGTGCAGCAATCCATTGGCGGCGCGCATCATCTCCTCACGCACCGCCTGGGCGATCGCCGCCGGGTCCATGCCCGGCGTCGGGTGGACATGGATGTCGCCGACCGTGACACCGCCCAGGGTGGGCGACCCGCGCATGCCGTTGCGGCCCCAGAAAGTGTCGAGCTCCGCCTCCATCGCCTGGGGCGGCCCCATCGGTCCCCTTCGGCGTGCCTCGCGGTCCCGATAGTCCTGCATCGCTGCCTCATACTCTGCGTCAGCCTGCTCCTGGGTGTACCCCGTGCCGAATTCCTCAAGCCGGCGATATCTTTCGGCCTGCCACTCCGGCGTGCCGGGGACGAAGCCGTCCTCCAGGAGGCCGGGATCGATCAGGTTGGTCACCGTCGCGGCGTCGGCCGGGGTTGCGGCCAGGGCCATCCCCACGCCACCGCCGACCCCCAGAAGGCGAGCAACGGCGCCGCTGCTGAGGGCAGCATTTACCGCCCGGATGGCGGCGGGGATCCCGGCCAGAATGGCGAACGTCTTGCCCAGCACGAGCAGCAGCGTGCCGACGGTGCCCTTCAACACGAACACTATGGCATTCAAGGCGAAGAAGCCGGCCGCCGCCGATCCCAGCGCCTTGACGAAGCCGGGGTTCGTGTCGATCCATTCGGTGACCGTGCCAAGCGCGGGGCCCATGTTGTCGATCCACTTGTTGAGCATCGGCAGTAACTTGGAACCGAACGCCGTCGCGAGGACGTTGACCCGTTCTCCCAATATCGCCAGCTGCTTCTCCGTCGTCGCGGCGATGCGCTCATACTCCAGGCCCATGGAACCGGCGTATCGCCCCTTGTCGCCCACCAGCTCGAACGCGTTGGCCAGGTTCTGCGTGTTCTCCAGCAAGGGTGCGAGCGCGCCCACGCTTTCTTCGCCCACGATATTGCGCAAGGCCCCAATGCGGTCGGACGCAGGCAGCGCGTTCAGAGCATCGAACAGGTTCAAGATTGCGCCCGTGGCGTCGACCTGCATGCGCTGGGACAGATCGAGCGCGTCGAGGCCCAGCGCGCGGAACGCCCGTTGCATGCGCGGCGTAGCGTTCTCGCCAGCTTTCAACGACAGGGTCAGGTTTTTGAGCGCGGTTGCCGCGACCTCGGGCGCCGCGCCGGTCGACAGGAGCGCTGAGGACAAGGCCGCGACCTCTTCGGCGGCCAGCCCAGCGGACACCGCCAGCGCCCCCTGCCGTTGCACCACCTCGGCAATGCCGCCTGCGCCATAGGCGCCGGCCATATTGTTCGAGAGGTGGTTGATGGCGTCGCCGAGATCGATCGCCTCTGCCTGGGTCAGTCCCATGTTCGTGCGCCAGGTCGCCATGGCGACGCCCGCCTGTTCGGCGGAGATATCGAACGCCACGCCCATCTGACCGGCGGCTTCGGCGAATTCGATCAGCTGCCGGCGGCGTTCGTCGTCGGGCAGGTTGTCGGCCACCAGGTCGGCCTGCCCGGCGGCCGCGACGATATCGGCCACCCCCGCGGCCGACATCGCCAGCCCGCCATCGGTCACCAGGTTCTGGATGTCGCGGCCGAGCATCTGCAGCCCGTCGGGGGCCTGGAAATCGACCACCTTGCCGATCTCGGCGAGCTTCGTCTCGGCAGTGATCGCGGGGCGAACCAGGGCATAGAGCGCGGCCGCCTGCGCGCCGAGCCCGATCGCCTGGCGCTGGGCCGATTGCAGATAGCCGTTGCCGGCCGCGGTCATCCGATCCGAGGCGACGGCCGCCGCCCGGCCGGCGCGCGCGACCCGATCGCCCATCGCCCCCACCGCACCGGCCGCTGCCCGCGCCGGCGCGGTGGCCCGGTCGACGAAGCGCATGATCAGGGCGACGTTGAGGTCGGTCAAGGCTCGTTCCCTTCGATCGGGGGCCGGCGCGCCAGCGCGCGCGCCCGCCAGGCGGTCAGCTCGTCAAGCGACATCTCCTGGAAATCGGACAGCGGCCAGTGAAAGACCGCGGCGATATCGGCGATGGCGTCGTCCACATTCGCGATCAGTCCGACCCGGCCAGCAGCGCCTCGACCTGGTCCGCCGCGCCAGGCGGGGCGAAAAAACCCGTCACCCGCGAGCACAGCGCCATCCAGTCATGGGGGTGCAGCGCCTCGACCTCGGGCGGGGACAGGTCGGTGATCCGCGGCAGGAGCGCCAGCATCGCGCCGGTTTCCATCTGCAGGATGTTGAGCAGGTTGAGCCCGCGCAGCGCGCCGACCGCCGGCCGGGTCAGCGTGACCGCGGTGACCGGGGTGTCGCCGCGCATGATCGGGACGGTCAGTTCGACGGTTTTCGTTTCGGTTCCAGCCATCTTCAAGCCCCCTTAAAAGCCCATGGCGCGGCGGATGTTGGCGAGTTGATCGACGCCGCCGATCACCCGCTTGCCGGCCTCGATGTCGATATCCCAGACGGTGTTGCCGTCGACCTCGGCCTTGTAGGCGTCGACCCCCATCGCCAGCGTCACCGTGTTGTCGTCGGCGCCGGCGCGGACCTGTTCGGGGCCGCCGCCGGTGATCAGCCCGCGCATGGTGAAGATGTAGGGCATGCTGTCGAAGTCGGTGTGGCCCTGATCGCCCATGCGAAAGGTCATGGTCTGGATGGTGCCGGGCATGGCGAGGATCGCCGGCACCCATTCGTCGAAGGTGAGCTGCGCCTCCATCGCCTGCATCCCCATGTCGAGGTGGACGCGCCCGTCCATGCCCGCGCCGCGATGCTGGGCGGTTTCGATGGCGATGCGCGGCAGCGTTCCTTCGCGGACCCGGCCGCGATAGCCGGTGCCGTCGACGAAGGCATTGAAGTTGAATATCTTACGCGGATACATGGTGCCTCCTTACGCCGTCACATCGGCGATCAGTTCCTCGTAGTAGCCGCCGTTGCGATGGGCGCGCAGCGTCAGCCGCTCCATCGGGGCGGGCGGTTCGAAGTCGAAATCGAGGTAGAGCTGCCCCGCCTTCAGCGTCGCTTCGGTGTTGAGATCGGGGTCGATCCAGACGGTGCCGCCCAGCGAGGCGCCGCGCGTCACCAGATTGTCCATGAAGGCCTGCACGCTGTCCTGGATGTCGCGCAGCAGCTGCGCCGAGAACGGCCGGTCCTGCGCCCAGAGGAATGCGCGCTCGGCGCTTTCGTAGATCATGTCGGCCGTCCGGCGCACCGCGATGAAGGCCCAGAGCGGGTCGCCCGAACAGGTCCGGTTGCCCCAGCTGCGCCAGCCATTGTCGACGATGAATGTGACGATCCCGTGCTCGGTCAGCGCGTTCGCCTCGCCGATCGGGCCGGTGTTGGGGATCGGCCGGGCGGTGCCGGAGATCCCCGCGACCTTGTTCGAGGGCGACCACCAGAAGCCGCGCTCGTGATCGGTTTTCGCGGTGATCGCCGCCACGGTGGGGTCGCCCGGCGTGGCGATGTAGCCGTTGGTCGCGCTGTCCCAGACCCGGACGAACGGGTCGACGATGGCGCAGCGGGCCGAGCCGATCTGGTTCTCGAAGGCGATCGCGTCGATCCGGTTGGTGTTCGGGCCGGTGACATAGGCGAAGGCGCGCAGCTGATCGGCCACGCCGACCAGCGCCTGGGCGACCGCGAGGTTCTGCGAATAGCCCGGCGCGATCAGGATGCGCGGGGTCACGAGCGTCGCGGCCTGGGCGGCGAGCAGCGCATAGATGCCGGTATGCGCCTCGGTCGTGCCGTCGACGCCGCCGATGATGTTCGAGATCGTCGCCGCTTCGTCGACGCCTTCGGCGACCCGGATGACCACGATCTCGGGCGCGGTTTCGGCAAAGATCAGGTCCATCGCGCGGGGCAGGGTGCCCTGCCTGGCGCCGGCCGGGTCGAGCTTGGCCGTCTGGATGCGGTTGCCCGCGACCAGGACCGGGGTATTCAGCGGGAACGGCTCGTCCTCGCCACCCGCCAGCGTGCCGGCGCCGGCCAGCATGACGCCGCTGCCATCGCCGGTGCCGGGATAGGTCACGGCGACAAGGGCGGCCGCGGCCGCGTCGGCCTCGATCGCGAGCTTGACGTCCTCGGCCGTCGAGGTGATCGCGCCGCTGCCGTCGGTGGCCAGGGTGACCGTGATCGCGGTGCCGTCGACGGCCACGGCCAGCGTCTGGCCTGCGGCGGCCGGATCGCGCAGCGCGACGCGGATCAGGTTGCCCGCCGCGCCGGCGGCCTGGGCGGTGAGGGTCAGCCCGGCATCGCCGAGCCCGAGCGTTCGCGCGGCGGTCAGCGCGCCCTGGGCGTCGGGGGCGGTGCCGACGATGCCGATCACCGCGCTTTTGACGATCTGGATCGGGCGCAGGCCATCGTCGATCTCGACGACCTCCACCCCGTGCAGGAAATCCGTGGTCATGCCTTAGCCTCCGTTGTTGTCATTCGGCCGTGATCGCCGCGAGCTTCGCGTCGAACAGGGCTGCCGGGTCGAGGGTGTCGAGTTCGGCGGCAGCCATCGCCGCGATGTCGTCATCGGCGGCCCTCTCGGCGGAGAAGCAGTCCTGGACATGCGCCGCCACGGCCTCTGCGATCGGCGCGAACCCCGCCAGATCGAGCGTCTGCCAGCCATTCCCGGCCTTCCAGTCGACGCTGGAGACCATGCCGGCATTGAAGGCCGCCAGGGTCGCGGAAAGCTGCCCCTGCGCGCGTCGGTTCGTCTCGATCTCGGCGCCGCCTACCGTGATGCCGCCGGTCTCGACGGCGTAGCGCCGCGCGGCCACCGCCGCCATCGCCCGATCGGCGAGGAAATCGGCGTCGGGGGCGACCCATGCCGCACCGTCCCATGTCCAGCCGTCGCCCGGCTTCAGCGGCACCGCGACGGTGCCGGCCGGAAATCCGGCGAGCACATCCTGCCCGGGCTCGGACAGGGTCTGGATGTAGTCCCCGTCGGGCGTCATGAACCCCTGCTCTGCCATTGCGGCGGCGGGGGCCACCCAGGCCTCGCCGTTCCAGGTCCAGCCGTCGCCCGGCTTCAGCGGAACCGCGACCGTACCCGCCGGAAACCCGTCCAGCATCTCCTGCGTCGGCTCGGTCGGGGTCTGGATGTACTCCCCGTCGGGCGTCATGAAACCGTACTCAGCCATTACCGCAACTCCCATGCTTGCACGGCTGACCCGCCGACCAACCGCCAGCCCCAACCGTTCGGAATGGTGATTTCGCCGAGGAACGCACCGGAGTCCGTTTCACGGTCGCCGGTGTACTGCCGCGTATAGGCGATGCCGTCCCAGATCTCGAAGTGCTGGCCCTCGCCTAGCAAGATGGACACCGAGATCGCCGTTCCGAGTGTGTTGAGGTGCAAGGTGTTGGGCGATCGCTGAATGCGAAACCACGTCTGGCCGCCGGCGATGTACACCCTCCCGGGGAAGTGCGTGTTGCCCTGAGTGTCGAGCAGCGTTGCCTCATGACGCCCCGCCCATCCCGATGCCAGATTGTCCGGCGAAGAGAGGACCTTTACGCCGGCGTCGCCGGCCAGATACAAAGCCTCGAATATCAGGTTGCCTTCCGCTACGTCCGGAAAGTCGCCGGCGCCGACGAACAGCTCGTCGCCGCCGCCGGTGACGAAAGCCGCGTCCAGTCGGTTGGCGGTCAGTGTTGCGGTGATGGTGTCATTGACGTCCGACCGCAGAAACTGGCTGGCATGCAGCCCGTCCACCCGGTCCGCGTCGATCCCAGAGCCGGCGCCGTCAACCGCCTTGACGGCGTTCAGAAGATCGTCGGTCCGAACAAAAGAGGCGGCATGCAGCCCGTCCAGCAGGTCGGCGTCGAGGCCGGAGCCGGCGCCGTCGACCGCCTTGACCGCGTTCAGCAGGTTGGCC